CTCCTAACCCATTTGATAATTCATCATTGTGTAATCGTCTGCCATTTGTTTTCTAACAGTATCACTGACATCTTTTCCACTTAAATAAACATTGTTGTCTTTCTGTAAAAGTTGCATTAAAATCTGATTTTGTTTTAACGTAGCATTCAATAATTCCACAAGAACCGAGTCGTTATTGTTAGTGGCACCTGTTACATTTGGCAATTGATCAGGACGTTTATTTCCTTGTATCTGTTTACCTGCCAAAGCTAATAGCTTCATAGCATCTGTTCTTCTGCTTGGATCTGTAGGAATAACAAATTCAGGCCAGCCACCTTCAGCAAGCTGATACATTCCAGCAGTGTTGATTAAACCACCAGTCTCATATCCCACACCGCGATATGCCTTTTCTAAGCTTCCATACCTTGAAACTGCATATCGAATGGAAGCAAGTATGTTGGACATAGGGTCGTAAATATCCGAATTATATCCAGCCATTGCATAAGCTTTAAATGTCGGGTCGATAACCTGCATCAAACCTTTTGAGGGGGTTCCTCTTTTAGCATTTATATCCCACAGGTTTATTGCTTTAGCATTACCGCCAGATTCTGTTTGCATTTGATAAAGCAACCTGTCTAAATTAGACTGGCTATATTGATTTGTAAGCATCAAGGCTTTAGTTGCAATACCTGCCCATTGCTGAACACCAGCTCCACCACCTGAAGAACTTCCCATATCTCCAAACCAATTATCCCAAGTATCCTTTATCCAATCCTTAGCAAAGCTCCCGATTGTCTTTAATGGATCACCTGTCCATGATGGCATCGAAATATTGTTTAAACCAAACTTATCCTTAACGAAATCCCAAACACCGTCAGCACCATCAAGAAACATATTGAAATAGTCACCAATACCATCTGCATATCCTGGAAACCCGTAACTTTTGAGCATTTGCTCCGTTTCCCTATTCGGAAGAACAGAAGTACCAATTGGTAAATTAGAATGGTATTCAGGACCTTTTACCCCTAAAAGTGTAACTCCTTTACCAGGGATAAAAGCCAGTTCTCTACCTTCCTCACCGACAATTGCAGGTCCTCCTGGATGTCCTGAACTAGGTGTACCATCTGCATATTGGGGTCCGGCTTCTAATTGAGCATTTTGCCTATTAATTACTTGACGGCCATTTTCCTTCACAGATCCTTTCTTTGCTACTGGTTCCTTACCAAACAAACTCCCAATCCAGTTAACTGCACTAAGAACTCCGTTGTATAAAATATCATATTTACCTAATATCTCCCCGGTTGACCAGTTAACTTCATCCACATGATTTCCCGCTTGTTCTTGAGCAGCTTTAATAACAGCTACATGCTCATCCTCAGCAGTTGAAACAGTACTATCTCTCCGGCGCTCTGCATCTGCAATGAGTTTATCCGCTGCTTCTTTTGAAATGCTACCTGTTATGTCCCGTCCATATGTTATAGCAGCTATTTCTTCATTTGCCTTTTTATTAGCTTCCTCGACAACTTTATCCGTTGTTTCTTTAGAGTCCGCTACATATTTTGCTGCTTTTTCTGCAGAAATGATACTAGCTTCATTTTTAAGGTTTTGCTGAATTGTTAAATATTCATCTTTGGTTTTTGCTGTGTTTTCCAACATTATTTGATCATTAGTTAAGTCAATTTGCGCAATCCTCTCTCTAGCAGCTTGTCTTTCTGCTTCAGATTGACCTTGCATACCTCTGACTATTTCTAACTTTTTCGCTTCATTATCTGTTACTTGTTGCCTTTCCTCAGCGTAATGTTCATCATACTCAGCAAGTGTTTTCGCTTTATCCTCATCATTCAATGTCTTGTTCTGATTCAATTGCTCGACTAGTTTCGCCCGTTCTTCTTGGTGTCTTGTATCTAACTGCTCAAGAATCAATTTTGTCATTTCTTGATACTTTGCAACTACATTAGCAATGTGTTGATCCGTTACTTCTTCATTTCCAGTTGCCATTTGCATTAATAAAGAGTTCGAGTCCGTTTTTAGCTTATCGTATTCGGTTAGTACCTTTTTAGTTGACTCGGAAATTTTACCAGCAAAAACATCACTTTTAATTATTGGTTTATCCATTTCCTTATCTAGAGCAATAAACCCAGCACCTAAACCAACTAATGCAACTGCAGTCAATCCAATTGGATTAGTTAACGCTGCTAAAGCACCGGCTATACCGGCTTCCGTTCCAAGAGCACCTATCAACGGACCAGCTACTTTAAATAACGCGCCTACACCTGTTGTTAAACTCCCTAATACCATCAAAACTGGCCCTACAGCTGCTGCTACTCCTCCAATGGCAAGCATTGTTTTTTGTGCTTCTGGTGACATATCAGTAAAGGCACTAGTTACATCCCCAATAGTAGTGGCTACTTTCGGTAATACATCTTCAGCAACATCAAGAAGAACTTCGCCAACAGGCTCCATATCCTCCACAAAATCACGCCAAACCTTTGTTGCACGAGTACCTAAATTATCTCGAAGAGCATCACTTGCCTTTTTAGTTGCACCTTCAACATTTTTTAGCCCTTTACTTGCATCTAACATGGCATTAAATGCTTTCTCACCAAGATCTTCGAACTGTGTCCCAAAAAGCCCTACAGATGCTGCGTTCCTATCGCCTTCATCTTTTGTTTTCTTAAGAGCTTTAATAACTTTACCAAAGGCTTTTTGGGCATCTTCACCGCCGTTATTAAATTGCTTAGTCATTTCCTTAGCATTTAACCCAAGAGCCTCGTAAGCCTCTGTACTGGACTTAGAACCATCTTTAGCACGCAAAGAGAATTCTTTCATCGCATCGCCGACTTTATCAAGTTGGAAAGCTCCACCTTCTGCTCCAGCTTTAAACTTGGCGAACATATCATCAGCTGTCATTCCAAATTCGGAAAAATAAGTGGAGTACTCAGAAACACTATCAAGAAATTCCCCGCTAAAATTCAGGTTATCTTGGAAGCCCTTTGTTAAGTAATCCATCGCTTCAGTTGCAGATATACCGAACTGTTCCATCATTACCTTCACAGCTCTTAATGCTTCTTGTTGATCTCCCCAACCACGACCTTCAAACAGCTCTAAACCTGCATTAACATAAGAAAGATCAACCTCACTCAATTCACCTAAACTTTTAGTAACACCAGCTACCCTAGTGGAAACATCTTCAATGCTATCCCCGAATCCATCTTCCCATAGATCTTTGGCCACTCCATGCAGTTCCTTGGCTTTTTCTTCGGACAATCCTAGTTCTGCCTGAATGACACCAGAAGCTTTATCAAACTCATATGCGACTTCTCCTGCAGCAGCTGCTGCTCCAAATAATGGTGTTGTTAAGCCCGCAGTTAAAGCTAATCCTGCACTACTCATCTTTTTACCAACATTGGTTGCTGTTTCTCCAGCCCTGTCCATGGTTTGACTAAGTTGAGTCCATCCTGTTTCGGCTCGTCTTTGCTCTTCTCTCAATTCTGCAAGTTCGCGCTGAGTATTTGTTACATTTCTCCTTAGAGTATTTAAGGAAGCTACTTCACGGTTGTATGCCGTTGCAGCCCTCTCTCCTTCTCTTGAACCTTCTCCATGTTGCTGAACCATTTTTTCATATTCTTGTCGAGCAGCCTTAGTGATTTCCTCTTGGACTTGCATTTTACGATTTAATCCATTAAGTTTGGCTTCAAATGAAGCAACAGAACGATCTCCTCTGTCAAATGCAGAAAGGTTGGCTCTCATTTCACTGTTTACTGTACGAAGTCTTTCTCTTAACCCAGTAAGTCCCCTATTCAGCGCAACAGTATCTAAGTCAAGCCCTATGGACAAGCCTTCTATATGTTCCATTCAATTTACCTCCCTTCTTAGAAAAAATAAAAATCCTTAACCTCCAAATGCGGCAATTAAGGATTTTGTTTGTTTTGGCTTATTACGTTCTGCCATTAAATCAATCATGAAATGATAAGGAATGTTTAATATTTCATTGATATCCCTACCTTGTTTCATTAAATCTCGGACAAGTTCGTCCAAATACTCTTTTTGCTTGGCTACTGAAAAGTCCTCGTCCGTTAACCCTTCTTCGCCAGCAACTTTTTTACTTCATCGGTTTGTTGACCCCGAGTTATGAATATAACTTGTTCACGCAAAGTCTGAATAGCATCTGGAGCATGCAAACCATTCTCTAATTCTTCTTTTGTGAACTGCTTCTTGTAGATATCGTTTGTTACGAAATCGATCATTTTATTTATTAATTCTTTTTCTGTACTTGCAGTTACTTTAAGCATTTCTTGATTCAGATCAATAGCCTGATAAACGACACTCAAAGGTATAAATGCAGGAGTATAATAAGTCACTTCCTCGATTTCTCCTTCCTTTACCTCTTTAACCAAAACAATTGCATTCTTTTTAAGATTAGCCATTCTTTTTTACCTCCTCATATAATTAAAAAGAGCAGGTTATCCCTGCTCTTGAATTAAGACTCTACCCATTTGATTTTTTGTGGATGATAATTCTTTGATTCTATCCTCGTCCACAATTTGGTCTGCTTTGGCAGGATAGATATCACCTTTAATGTAAATGGTGTTTCCATCCTGCAAATCTTTAAAATCGTGTACCACTACGTATTTCTTTTGTGGTGTTTCTTCGATAATTTCAAGTTTTTTATTTGCCTCTTCAGCGAGTTGCAAGTCTTCACTTACTTCATTCTTCACTCGAGTCATTTATTATTACGCTCCTTCAGGAATTGTAGCAGTTGGATAAGGCATTCCGAAAACCTTTTGAAATAGCTTATCTCTTTGTGTTGTTTGCCCTGCAAGATCATAGCCGAATATCACCGATTTTTCTTTATCGAATCCTTCTAATTCCCGGTCCATAAACTGAGCAGCAATTTCTTCAGTACTAAACTCAGTAGTTTCGCCTTTTGTCTGACCTGTAATATTCGGACGAGTAAATAAACCTTTTGTTAATCCTACATACTCTCTAGACCCATCCTCATGTGTTTTTGCAAATACAACTGCTACATAAGGCGGATTATCCTCACTTCCCATTGCAGTCAAACCATCAACTACTTCAAGCCCTAACAGTCTTTGCTTATCTTGTAACGGAATTTTATGAAAACCAGCTGTTACTGCAATGTCCCCACTTGATACAGCCATTTCAGCCGTTTTGTTATCCCCGCGAGCTCTAGTTATTTCTTGAGGCATTTCTACATTAATTGTTTGTAAAAACTTTACTCGCTCGATATAATCGGCAACTGTTCCTTCTCCAACTTCGCCGTAATAAAATTCATCTACACCAGTAGCTGACCTATATACTTTTTGTTCTGTATCTGCCAAATTACTCACTCCTCTTTATTTAATGACACTGCAATTGTGTCGAAATCTTCTCTATATAACTTTCCGCGAAAACGTCTTGCATCCCGGAAAATTCCAGTATCATATTCTGAAAGTCCACCATTCTGTTTAAAACCAAGCTTCCACAGTACTTGATGGACTTTTTCTCCTAATGTTTTAGTGGTTGATCTATCTTTTGTCCAAACCTCAATTTGATAAAGACAATCATAAGTTAGCCATGTATCATCTGCTAAATCAGCTGGTTTCGGGATATCTATAGGATCAATAATGATGAATGGCGCTTCCAAGCTTCCGCTCTCTGGATATTCATAAAATTTGATACGACCAGATGCTTGCTCCACAATATACGGGTCCATGAGTAGAGCATTATAAATTATCATTTCTATATCCATTAGAGACCACGCCTCAATTCCTGTTTAACAACATTACGATAAGATTCTGTAGCATTTCTCATCGCTCTTGCAATGGCCCCTTTACCTCTAGGGTTAGGATTATTAACTGTTCCCCACTCATTTAAGTGAATAATTCTGTACCTGTCTTTTGGACCTTTCCAGTATATTTTTACTGTCCTGGCTCCGCTCACTGTCATCGGCTCTGATATGGTTATCTCTTCAATGGAACCACCTGTTCCTTTAAAGCTTTCGAACTGTTGTTTTAACTCCCTGACAAACACATTTGCCCCAAGTAATAGAGCTCTATCCACAACTTGTTGAGTCCTTTGAGAACCAAGTCTTCTCAACAATTCACGTTCCAGTTGCCTAGTTCCTGTAATATTTACACTCATGTTATAACCTCGGCAACGATTCTAATTTCCCTTTGATTCCTTAAATCAGGAGCAACGTTTTTTACATTAAAGTGCNTATCTTTATAGAGTGGTGAATTGATTGATATATAATGTTTATTTGTTGGCTGAAAGGNCGCTTTTGGATCACGGATTTTTACAGTTACATCATTTAATGTTCCGTTTGCTTTGGCTAACTCTAAATCTTTAGCCCATACTNCTTCAATGTTTGCCCAACATTCATACAGAATGCTTTTAACTTTTTCTCCAGGAANAGGACCATCATTACCTACATATTCGTAAAAAGTAACTCTGTACTTNGCACGATTAATCAGTCTCTTCGGCATCACTAAAAACCTCCTGAACAAAGAATGGAGTTAGTGCGTCAAGNGCATCNGCTAATTCCTTTTCTGCTACTCGATATTCATAAAATATTCCGGCNACCATGATTATTAAGTACTCTGTTTGTTTNCCTGTTGCATTCTTCACATATTTTTTAGCTTGTTCCAAATAAATAAAGAGCATAGATTCATCCATGCCCTCATCCCAATAAATATGGCTCTTCAGTTTTTCAATTAAATCCACATCCATAAGAAATTAACCTTGAGTTGGTGCAGTCTCTCCGACTTCATAACGGTAAGCAGTAGGCTCTAATGGAGAATAGATTAATTGACCATCTAACAAGTTGTAGATTTGGAACCCGATTTTATTTGTTCCGCTATATTTCTCGATTAATTTCTGTAACTCCATTGCCCCAATAACATCTTGAATATGGAAAGATGAAAAATCACCGAAATAGAATACTGGAACAGCTGGATCAGCAGTATTTGCTGCATCTGTATAATCTAATTTGTGGCCAAGTAGACGGTAACCCATTCCATCTGGAGCTTCATATAGCAAAGG